TTCAAGAGGGATTAGCACCAAATACATATTATGTATTGCACTGTATAAAAGAGAAGATTGTTCCAAATAAGTTTGTGAATAAAGAACTTGAGTGCAAAAGGCTGCAAACGGACAATTGGTTAACTCAAAACTTGGAATTAACAAGTAAAAGTCTTATCTTTATGGAAGAAATCAATGGCTATTTCAAAAGAACCAAGAAGAAAACTTCACAAGATTTAATGGGCAATAACTTTGTTGCAAGTATAGAGGCATATGTAGAAATATTTCCTAATAAGAAGCTATCCTCTGGTAAATATGCTAGGGTAAATGCCAAAAATCTAGAAGCTCCATTTAGATGGTTCTTTGAAACATATGATTATGATTGGGAGACCGTCCTTAAAGCTACAGAAAAGTATGTTGATGAATTTAGTATAAGAAGGTATGAGTTTATGAGGACTGCACAATATTTTATTAGGAAGCAGAACATAGACAAGACCTTTGAGTCTGACCTAGCAACTTACTGTGAGATTATTAGGAATGGTGATGATGAAGAACAAGTATATTTTAGTGAGAAAGTAGTATGACAAACTTAAAATTATTAATGATTGCTGTTGTGGGGTCTTTGTTTTGTTTTACTGTGATTGATTTCTTTATTGTAGAGATCAAGTTTGGGCAATACTTAATAATTGAACTACTAATGGCAATTATACATGGTTTCTATAACTATGTTAAGAACAAATATTTAACTAATACATAATAAACATGGCAGAATTATTTAATGGTGCACAAGCACTACAACCTGTAAGTGAAAGAGATGCTTTACACAAAGCATTAGCAAAGATTGCGGCTAGAAGCCGGGGAGATATTAAATCTTTAAGAAGTGCTTGGCCCAAATTTAATGATGCCTTTTGTGATGGATTAGAGTGGAGAACTATCACTGTAGTAGGTGCTAGACCTGGAACAGGTAAGACTTTGTTTATGGAACAGCTGATTAGTGATATTATACAAAATAATGCTGATCAAAGGTTCCGGGTATTAAAGTTTCAGATGGAAATGGTTGAAGAAACCAGTGGTGTAAGAAAGCTTAGTTTAAACACAGGTGCTGATTACAATACTCTTATGAGTAAAGGTAAGAAGATTGCTAAAGATCTTTTTGAAAAGTGTAAACAGTATTATGATAATACAGCTCATAAAGACATTATAGATGTAGTTTATGATGCATGTACCGTAGATGAAATGTGTGCCACAGTACATTACCAAATGCAAAAACACTCTAAAATGATTGTTGATGCAGATGGTAATCAGAAGACTGAGTACACTAATATGTTGGTAGCAATAGATCATTCAGCTTTATTTAAGAATGGTAAGGGACAAAAAGATAAATTTGAAATGTTAGGAGCTCTAGGTGAAGCACTCACCATGTTAAAGAAGAAGTATCCAGTAGCTTTTGTAGTCCTCAGCCAGTTGAATAGAAACATAGATGATCCTAAGAGAGCTGTAGATGCTGATTATGGTAATTATGTACTAGATTCAGATATCTATGGTTCCGATGCATTGTTACAACATGCTGATGTTGTCTTAGGTATTAATAAACCTTCTCTAAGAAAAATAAGACAGTATGGGCCTGACAGATATATTATAAATGATGAAGACATCTTGGTCTTTCACTTTTTAAAGTCTAGGAATGGTACCACAAGGATAAGTTTCTTTAAACTTGATAGAGAGGTGATGAGGATAATAGAGATACCTACTCCAGCATGTGCAACTAAAAAAGTATCAACACAGTAAATTTTAATTATGAATATAAGAAAAGAAAAAGAGAAAGAGTTCTTTGTTAAGCACATGGACACTTTTAAGAAACTAGGGTTAGCTGACCCGTTTTTTATTATTAAAACTGCATTTTTCCAGAAAGGTAAGTATGGAAGACAAGTACAATTATTTGAGTCTGAAATCAGTAAAGGTGAAGACATTTACATGGAGTTCTATGACAATATAAATGATGACAAGGGTAATCTTGTTGATGTTGTTCCCTTCAGTGAGGATAGACAGCTTTTTAAATACAAAGCTAATCCATTCTATGCTGAGGAGTATGACATCAAAGAGGGTAGCAACTTTAAAGGTGAGCCGTATACATTGTATACTGTTCCTTTGTCAGAGTTAGTAGCTGTACTAGATGATGGTGCAGAGATTACTTATGCTCTGTATGAAAAGAGAAAAGAGGATGCTAAGAAAGAGGAGTCATTACCTAAACTCCAAAAGAGTTTATCATTGTTTCCTGACTTTGAAGAGGAATTTCCTAGGACAGACCGTGAACCATCACTTGATGAGATTTACAATGCAGAAATTGCAGATGCTCCATTGTCTGAAATAACAATTAGAGATCTTGCAGCTATCATGTTAATGAAGCCTGTAAGCGCACGTCCTTGGTTAAATGACATCATTAACAAAACAAAAAGTGAGATATGAGTATAGTACTTCCTACAAGTAAAGTAAAGGCTGAAAGACAGAATCCAAAGAGAATGATTATTTATTCTAAGCCTAAGACTGGTAAAACAACTGCTTATGCCGGTCTTGAAAATAATTTAATCCTAGATTTGGAGAATGGTTCTGATTATGTTGAGGCACTTAAAGTGAAGATCAATAATTTACAAGAGTTATTAGATGCTGGTAAAGCTATCAAGGCTGCTGGTAATCCATATAAGATTGTTACTATTGATACTGTAACTGCATTAGAAGATATGATACAACCACTTGCTGTTAAGCTTTATCGCGGAACCAGCATGGGTAAGAACTATGATGGAGATAATGTAACTACACTGCCAAATGGTGCAGGTTATTGAATAGCCTGTATGTGTCTAATTGCTGGAAATTCCTAAAGACTATTAACTACAAAATAATTTGAAAAAATAAGTTTGAATGTTTAAAAATAATAGTATATTTGTCATAAATAAATATAACCTAGTTATGAATACTTATGACATGCATGGGCAATCAGCAGCCAAGCCACTAAGTTCATTTGAATATGTGGAAGGTTCAACGACTATCTCCCGGAAGGAGAGTACACTTGCAAAAGTGGAAAAGGCACACATTAAACTCTATAGTTTAACTGAGAAATTACCAAAAATTCCTGGAATCTATGGTATTTATTGTTTAATAAATGATAAAATCTATGTGGGTTCAGCAATGAATGTACATGCAAGATGTATTAGACATAAATATTATTTAAAGAATAGAAATCATCATTCCCTAAAATTACAAAGAGCTTATAATAAATATGGTGTTGAGAACTTTAAGATGATTTTATTAGAATCATCAGAAACTGAAGAACTACTTGATAAAGAGTCAAAATGGATAACAAAGTTAAACAGTTACCATGAAGGTTTTAATTGTACAGATGTATGTAAAAAACCTAAAAACTTTAAACTATCAAGTGCTCAGGTTAATAAAAGAGTTCAGCAATCATCTAAACCAGTTGTATGTTTAGATTTAGAAGGTACTTATTTAACTGAGTATGTTTCTTTATCAAAGGCAGCAATTGCTATAAATGATCAATCAACAAACATTAGTTCTTGTTGTAAAGGGAAATTAAATTATGTTAAAGATTTTATTTTTGTTTATAAAAATGAGTATGATAATCTAAAAGATTATTCTTATAAACCTGTTAAAAGAGTTTTTTCAAAAGAACATAAAGAAAAAATTAGCCAAAGCAATAAAGGCAAAAAACAAACAGAAGAACAAATTAAAGCTTTAATTAGCAGATCTAGCAAACCTGTAAATAAATTTGATGATATGGGTAAACTTGTAACTACTTTTTCTTCTTTAAAGGAATGTAGTTTACAAAATCAGTTATATATAAAAACCTTAAAGAAACACATTGTTTCAAAAACACCATTGGGAGGTTTTTTATATAAGTTTAATGAAGATATAGTCTAGTCTTTATGGAAACATAAAGTAGTAACGTATTTATATATCCGTCAAGCATTCTTTCAAGTATTAGATTTTATTGATACCTTAGCTCCCCATATTATTTTATCTGGTCACATTAAGGACAAGGTAGTTGATGATAAGGGAGAGATGGTTATGTCTGCAAACATTGATTTGACAGGTAAAATAAAGTCTCTTATTTGTGCTAATGCAGATGCCATTGGTTACATGTATAGAAAAGGTAACAAAACTATTTTGAGTTTTAAAACTAATGAGGAGGTTACTTGTGGTGCAAGACCTGAGCATCTCCGTAATGAAGAAATAGTAGTTACTGAGATGAATGAAAAGGGTGAACTAGAGTTTCACTGGGATAAAATTTATGTATAATAACAAATAAAATAGAAACAAAATGGGATTAAGTACAACTGACTTAGGAACAGGTGGCAATGGACTACCTAAAACAATTTCTCCAGGGAATCATGTGTTAAAGATTAACATGATAGATTTGGAAGACTTCAAATTTATTGATGGTGCAAAGCATTTAATTTTGCATGTTGAAACAGAACCAATTGCCGGCTTTGAGGGTTTTGCTCTGGACAAAGATAATCCTGAGAAGGGTCATTATGATGGTCAAATTGGTAGAATTAAAGCTAGCCAGTATGCATTTGCAGATGGTGAAACTAAAACTGGTATTAAGATCCAAAGAGATAGATCTATTCTAATTTTCTTACAGAGTCTTTGTAAAACTTTTGGTGTAAATGAGTGGTTTACTGAACAAGATGGTAAGCATGATACTATTGAAGACTTTGTGGATGCATTTAATGCAAGTGCACCTATCAAAGACAAGTATCTTGAGTTCTGTGTTGCCGGTAGAGAGTATGAAGGTAAAACCGGTTATACTAACTATGACATGTGGTTGCCAAAATCAGAGAATAGAAAATATTCATTTGGTGAGATAGAGGAAGGAAAAGTTATTACTTTTGATGAATCTAAACATTTGAAAAAATTAGAGACAAAAGAAGTAAAAAGCTTTGGAGATGATGAGTTCACAACTCCACCTAAAACATCTTCTGACTTCAGCCTAGACTAATAGTTATAGGGGGAGTTAGAAATGGCTTCCCCTTAATTTTTAAACTAGGTAGTATGATTTCAACAAAAAATTTAATTACTGAAATTGAGCAAGTTCCAAAAGAGTGGATCTTTGAGTATTATCTGAATCTAAAAGAAAAACTAACAGGTCAGGATGTAAAGATGCTATCTGCATTTAATTCAAAGGACAAGGTTCCCTCCATGTTTGTATATTTTGATGTTAACTATTCATCATATAAGTTCAAGGACTTTTCATCTGGTTATCAGGGAGATGGTATTGAGATGGTAAAGTATCTCTTTAACATGCCGTCAGCTGGTCATGCAATAAACAAAATAATTCTAGATTATCAACAGTTTCTTACAAACAATGATGTGTATGTTGCAGAGCCTACTATGTTCCATGATAAGTATAAGGTTGTGGATTATGAAATGAGGCACTGGAATAACTTTGATCAAAATTATTGGATGCGGTTTAAGATTGGATCATCCATGCTTGACAGGTATAATGTGGTTCCATTGTCTTTCTTTACTATGAGTAAGAGTGAAGCTGATGGTAGTATTACATCTCATACATTTAGGAAGTCCCATACATATGGTTACTTCAGAAATGATGGTAGTTTGTACAAGATATATATGCCCAAGAGTACTCAGAAAAAGTTTATCAAGGTTGAGAATTATATTCAGGGCACAGATCAGTTACTATATAACTGTAAGTATCTGGTTATTACTTCATCACTCAAGGATCTAATGGCTTTTAATAAGCTAGGTATTAGTAATATTGAAGCAATTGCTCCGGACAGTGAGAATACTATGATTGGAGAAAAGGTTATTGGAGAACTGAAGCTTAAGTATGACAAGATTGTTGTCTTGTTTGACAATGATGAGCCCGGTATTAAAGCTGCTGAGAGATACAAAGACAAGTATGGATTTAGCTATATACTGCTACCAATGGAAAAAGATCTATCAGATTCAGTAAAAGAACATGGTGTAGATAAAGTTAGAGAAGTATTATTTCCATTATTAAAACAAGCATTATGAGTTGGATATATGAAGGAAAGGACTTTAA